ATGGACATGGGATTCCGTAGGAAGAATCCTGACTTCCCTGGAAACCTCATGGGCCGTCACAAGCTGAAGGCTTGGGGCTATCGTCTAGGAGTGTTGAAGGGGAAAGTGGAGGATGCGGAGGATGGAGAGAAGTGGTTTGAAAAGTGGACGCCTGAGCTTGAGGAATACTGTAAGCAGGACGTGCGCGTCACTAAAGCATTTCTCGATCTGATTGAATCCAAGAAGTACAGTCAGCAGGCGCTAGATCTGGAGCATGAGTTCAAAGTCTACATGATTGACCAGGAGCGCGAAGGGCTTCCTTTTGACGAGGAATCAGCTAAGTCCCTGTACGCTGAGCTGGCCGCAGAACGGGCCACGCTAGAAGCCGCCCTACAAACGGTCTTCCTGCCGTGGCAGAAACCACCTGTGGCATTTATCCCTAAGCGAGATAACAAGACCAAGGGCTATGTGGCCGGCGTGGTGTTCATGAAACCAGGCAAGACAGTGCAGTTCAATCCGCGCTCGCACGATCACATTGCCGACCGGCTGATTGCACAGCGGAAATGGGAGCCTGAAGAGTTCACCGAAAAAGGGAAGCCAACGACGGACAGCGAAATACTGGACGTGTTGGGTAAGAAGTGGCCTGAGTGCAAGACCTTGGCGCGTCATGGCGATATTCAAAAGATCATCGGGATGGTCGCAGAGGGAAAGCAAGCGTACTTGAAGGTAGTTAAGAACGGGAGGATCTATGGACGAGTCGTCACCAACGGAACGGTCACAGGGCGTTGTGCTCACAAAGAGCCAAATCTTGGAAATATCCCACGAAGATCGGCTCTCGGTAAACGAGTACGCCAACTGTTTGTTTCAATCCCTGGCTACAGACTTGTTGGTAGCGATGCAAAAGGACTCGAAATTCGCATGCTCGCTCACTTCCTTGCAAAGTTCGATGGAGGAGCCTACGCAAAGATCGCCGTTGAAGGTGACCCTCATGTTTACCATCAAGGCTTGGCCGGATTACCCACTAAGGACAACGCGAAGACCTTCTTCTACGGGTGGCTCTACGGAGCCGGTGATACTAAGATTGGTTTGATCATAGGCAAGGGTGCAGCCGCAGGGAAGACCCTTAGGTTAATGTTCCTCAAGAAGTTTCCTGCGTTGAGAGCGTTGAAGGATGCAGTGTCAGCCGTAGCTAAACAGCGAGGCTACCTAATTGGATTGGATGGCCGTCGCCTGCGCGTTCGGGCCGTGTACTCCAGTCTTAACACATTGCTTCAGGCGGCTGGAGCAATCGTCGTCAAGCAATGGACCGTTTTGTTCAACCGTGAGATTCGAGCACGCGGCCTTTACCAGAGCGGTGCCGCTCGACAGGTGGTCCACTGTCACGATGAGTACGTTACGCTGGTTAAGGAAGGCTACGAAGATGAAGTTAAAAGCATTGCACTCGAAACTCTTCTTAAAGCTGGCGAACATTTCTCCCTTAGGTGTAAAACAGAGGCAGACGCAAAAGTTGGGAAAACGTGGGGCGACGTTCATTGAAGTAAAGAAGCCCTGTAAAGAGTGCGGGGGTACTATTAGATATGTTGGGTGGGTGTGTCCCTGTAAAGGCCCTTCCATGCGCCGGAAGAATCGGGCTAAATACAACGCCAGCCAGCGGTTGTATAACCAGACCTTAAAGCTGGCCGCTCTACACAACTATGGAGAAGTATGTCTGTGTTGTGGTGAGGCTTGGCCTGTATTCCTAACCATTGACCACATTGCTGGAGATGGTGCCGCCCATAGGCTAGCCATATGGCATAAGGGGCGCGGTGCAGGCGGTAAGTTCTACCTATGGCTACGAAATAATAGCTACCCACCAGGCTTTCAAGTCCTCTGCTTCAACTGCAACTTCGCTAAGCATGTGAAAAAAATTTGCCCTCACCTATCCACAGGAGGAAGACATGCACCCATCCCTACTCTGGCTTATGACAACCGCTTGGCCTCTGGAGGATCAAGTCTTCCATAAGATGTCGCAGGCTGAGCGTGATTCGTGGAACGACTTCTATCACAAGCTCGATAACAAGACAGGAACCTATTATCCATTCGCCCAAACCTGTTGGTATTAGGAGGACTCATGTTCGCACTCGCACCATCCAAAGAAGCTCAATCGGGACTTCGTTACTGGGCACGGAACAGATACCGTGCTCATGTGGAAAAAGTACGCTGGACCAATAGAGCGTACACCAACAATTCAGCCGGACCTTTCCACGGCTCGATGTGTTCCCTAAACCCACAGCTACGTCTTCGGCATATTCTCATGACTGAAGACCAGAAGGCCGCAGTCATACGTGCAACCGGAAGCTCACCGTTCATAGAGAAGGTGTTTGCTCCAATGGCGCGAGGGCGCTCACGAACGCAGATAGGAAGGAAGCTTAAGGCATGAAGACCATAGCTCTTATAGACGGTGACGTGCTGGTTTACCGTGCAGCCTTCGCTGTAGAGCAGGGCATCGACTGGGGAGATGGGATGCACACGCTTCACGCCGACGAAACTCAGGCCAAGGAAGCCATAGATAAGTTGATCAAAGAGATCCTGTCGGATCTTAAAACGGTTGACTACCATGTGGCTTTGACCTGTCACGAGACCGTGAACTTCAGGAAGACCTTTTTCCCTCAGTATAAAGAGAATCGTACTACTCTAAGAAAACCCTTAGTGTGGAAGTTTTTGCGGGACTACCTATCTACCATGTATGACGCGAAGACCAAGCCAAACATCGAGGCCGACGACATCTTAGGGATATGGGCTACGAAGGTGTGGCCTGGAAATCCTAAGAGGATCATTGCATCAGTGGACAAAGACATGTCGTCCATTCCGTGCAGCTATTGGAACATTAAGAAAAAGGTGATGGAGGAGATTGACGAGCCGACCGCAAACTTAAACTTCCTCTACCAGACTCTTGTTGGTGACAGCACTGACAACTATCCAGGGTGTCAGGGCATCGGACCTAAGAAGGCTACTCTGATACTCGCACAATGCCTTGGGATGGAGAGTATGTGGCGGGCTGTGTTGCTGGCATTCAAGCGTGCGGGCTTCGGGGCGGAGTTCGCACTGACTCAGGCCCGATGCGCTCGCATTCTGAGAGCGGAAGACTACAACTTCGAAACAGGACAACCTAAACTCTGGGAGCCACCACATGATCAGACCAAACAGACAACCGAAGCAGGTATTCAAGGACACGTTGGGTTGCCCGCAGCCAAAGTTTCCGAGCGGCCAAGTTCGCCAGTTCGAAAGCGGAGCAACAAGAAGCCCTGAAGCCAACAAGTATGACTACGAGGGTTTTCTCTCTCCGCTCACGTTGGAACGGTTTGCCGAGTACATGAACAAGCATAGGCACCAAGCTGACGGAACACTTCGCGCCAGCGATAACTGGCAGAAGGGCATCCCACAAGACTCCTACATGAAATCGCTTTGGCGGCATCTGTTCGACGTGTGGAAGAACCACCGAGGGCTGGAGACGCCGGAGTCTGAAGAGGAGAACTTGTGCGCTGTGATCTTCAATGCGTCAGGCAAGCTGCACGAGATCGTGAAGGAACGCAAGATCCGCGAGAAACCGAGCCGCGCTCTGAAGAATCTTTTTGTTAAAGCCGGATTCTTCGACAACGTGAAGATCGGAGGGACAGAATGACTCAGTTCAAAAGTCAACTACCTTGGATCGGCGTGGACCTGGACGGCACGCTAGCAACCTGGCATGGCTGGAAGGACGGCGCAATCGGTGAGCCTGTCCCGGCCATGATGGAGCGTATGTACAAGTGGCTCCACACGCCAGGAGTGACGGTGAAGATTTTCACAGCGAGAGTAGCGATGAATGCCGAGCTGGAAATCCCACGCATTCAGGCGTGGCTGGCGAAGCATGGACTTCCTGAGTTGGAAATCACCAACGTCAAGGATATGTTCATGGTCGAGATGTGGGATGACCGAGCGATTCAGGTTATCTCGAATACTGGTATCGCTGTGAAGTTGAGCATTCGAGAGTAGAACGAAACGGGAGATGTAGGCTTCGATCCCTACGCTGTGATGGCTCGTCTAATGGAAGGACACCCGTTGTTTCTGTGAGGGACCGTAGGTCTGGGTGAATGCAAACCCAGGAGCCACGGTGAGGGCAGCTTAGGGAGCAATCCCTAGGTTGCCCTTATTTTTGCGTACCTTATCAATGCCCCCTTCCTTATAGCCTACCTAACATTTTCTGGAGGGAAGATGAGCAACGTAAGATTGTTTGTAAATAATGACCTACTTGTAGATCAGGAAGACCCTTTTCCGGCTGTGCCTCTTGAGCTGGTCGAAGCCTTGGAACAGCTATTCCCAAACAAGCTCCCTGAGATCCATGTAACCGACCGTGAGCTAGGCCAGCTAATCGGCCAAGTCGATGTCGTGAAGCTCCTACGGGAGATGTCCGGCAGACGCACCTAATAAGGAGTCCCTAAGATGTGTATGTCGGCCCCCGCTATGGCTCCGCCGCCTCCGGTGATCGCGCCCGCTCCTCTTGCTCCACCCCCGTTGCCGGCACCAACGGCTGCGTCCACGGCAACAGCCACGCCTAACACAACTGTAGCAAAAGTTTCTCGTAAAAACCCACTGGCCATCCAGAAGTCGGATTCAGTTTCGACTGGCCTGAACATTCCGGTGTAATCATGCCAGGATCACGCTCGCTTGACTATCTGGGGAAAAATCTTCAGATCACACAGCCACTATACAATCCGGCAACCGCAGAACAGTTTCTTCCTGGCCAGAAGCTTGTCAACGTGCTCGAATCTCCGGCATCATTAAAAACTGGATGGGCACCTAGGATTGGTCACATCACGACTTCGGCAGCAACAGCAAAGCGAAGAACAAACCCACTGTTAGCCGCTGCACCTTCTGCGACCGCCAAGCGAAAGAATCCTTTCGTCATTCCTCAAACCCCCTCTGCTAATCTATTCGGCATTAACATTCCAGCGTAAGGAGTCCCCATGCAAGATGAGCGTGTGGCATCCAATGCGCCGGCAGCCGAACAGGAAAGCGGCACAGGGACTACCAGCGAAGGCCGGTATGACACCCTAACGACCTATAGAACACCCTATCTCCAGCGAGCCTGGGATTGTTCCGAGCTTACGCTTCCGGCTCTCCTCCCTCGAAATGGACACAATTCAACCACCATCCTACCGACTCCGTTTCAGAACATCGGTGCGCGTGGCTTGAATCACTTGTCCACCAAACTGTGGATGTCCCTATTTCCGCCCAATGTCCCGTTCTTCAAGATGCTAATGGACGAAATGCTCATCAATAAGATGGAGCAGGCCAATGGCGAAGAGGGAGCAAAGAACCTCAAGACAGAGTTCGACAAAGCCTTCTCTGCCATCGAGCGTATGGTAATGGCCGACATAGAGGCAACCGCAGACCGCGTGCCTCTGTTCGAAGCCCTTCAGCATATCCTCGTGGCTGGTAACGTGCTCCTGCACTTTGCCAAAGAAGGCCTTAGGGTATTCCACCTGGACCAGTTCGTGGTACGGCGAGATCCAGCAGGGCATGTGTTGGAAATCATCCTCAAGGAAGAGGTTGACCCAGTCGTGCTTCCAGAAGTGATTCGTGAAAAGTTCAAGAACTCTCCGAAGTACGGCGGAAAGAAAACCGCCTGCCTGTACACCCACATTATCCGCCGAACAGATAAATGGGAAGTTGTTCAGGAAGCTGTTGGGGAAAAGATCGAGAAGACTCGTGGAACATACGAGTTGGACAAGTGCCCCTGGCTCACCTTGAGATTCAAGCGTATCAATGGCGAGGACTACGGGCGAGGGTACGTTGAAGATTACATGGGTGACTTAATGTCACTTGAGAATCTTACAGCGGCCATTGTTCAAGGCTCTGCGGCTGCGGCTAAGGTGTTGTTCCTTGTCAAGCCTAACTCCTCGACGAAAGTTAAGGTGTTGGCGAAGACAGGCAACGGCGGCTTTGCGAGCGGCAACGCCGACGATGTTACAGTCCTTCGACTCGACAAGGCACAGGACTTCCAAACGGCGAAGGCACTGCGCGACGATTTCATCACGCAGCTCTCCTACTGCTTCCTGATGAATACCGCAATTCAGCGGCAAGCAGAACGGGTGACCGCAGAAGAAATCCGATTCATGGCACAGGAGTTGGAGCAAGCCCTTGGTGGATTCTATTCCATCATGAGTGTTGAGCTTCAGCTTCCCTACGTCAAAATTAAGATGGACAGCTTGCAGCGAAGGGGACGACTCCCGAAGTTACCCAAGGGAGCCGTTCGGCCTTCAATCGTCACAGGTATTGAGGCATTGGGCCGAGGAAACGACCGGAACAAGCTAGTTCAGTTTGTCCAAACGGTTTTCACTGCGCTCACTCCTCCCATCGCTGCGAAGTATCTGAATCCCAGTGAAGTTATTGCTCGCTTGGCGATCAGTGACGGCATTGACACCAAGAACCTGATATTCACAGAGGACCAGATTGCAGCGGCAGATCAGCAAGCCCAGAGAATGGCCATGATTCAGCAACTCGGTCCTACCGCTATTACAGCGGGAGGTGGAATGGCTAAAGAGAACATCAAAGGTCAGTTTGGTCAGATGAAGGAACAACCACAATCAACAGGAGGGCAGTAACATGGGCGAAGAAAAAGCAGCGGAGTCAACAGCGCCAACTCAACAGAAACTCAAAATTAAAAAGTCTCGCCACAACCGTAGAGTGGTTGTAAGTGAGACTCCTATCGAAGTGATCACGTCTGTTGTCCATCGCGCCTATAAAGGCGAGAAGATCAGCAACACCGTTCGTAAAGATCACAAATACGATCCAAACCAACGACAGAGGGCGGGCAACCGCGCTCTGTAATTCAACCCTTAACTGTTTTCTCATAGAGGTTTAACATGGCTCTTTCCCTGGCGCATCCTGTTGTCAACCAGCCGGTTGTCCGTGGTGCTACAAGTAAGTCGTTTTTCATTTACATGAGTGGACCAACTGGCGTTCCTGTGACTGGTAAGGTATTCAACGATACTGGTCTGGTTGCGTCCTACGCCGGTACAGCTCTGGCTCGTGTCGCAATCACCTTGGCCACGCAGACCGTGACTGGCGCGTGGAGTTCAGGCGGATTTGTTCTTATCGACGATACGAACTTGCCTGGATGGTATCGCTTGGACGTTCCTAACGCGGCCCTCGCGCTCGCGGCTGACGAAGTTGTGATCGAAGTGATCGACCAAGATGGTACAGGCGATGCTGCCGGTACGCTGGTTATCCCGATTCCTACTGCTACCATTGGAACTCTTACCACGACCCTGACGGCTGCCGACTTGGGCAACCCGCTCACTGGTACTCTGGCTCAGAACATCGAAGCTATCGGAGCTGCGCTCCCTGGCTTTGACGTGACGAACCCGAACACGACCAGAACCGACAACTAATCCTACCTTATTAACCTGTCTCTCCTCGCTAGTGCAATGCTGGCGAGGAGGGGCACCTATTTTGAGGCAACCATGCTCTTTCTCACTGCAACAACCGATTCAATCGCCGTCACCACTTCCAATGGTGCGGCCTATGATGTGGACATTGTTTCCACATTCATCGACCGCGTGACTTCGACTGGCGTGATCGGTGAGGCGCAGCGAGAACTGGAAAACATGGCCTCCGCTACGACCGTGGATATCGTAGAGGAACCTGCCTCAGACACTACGCGGAAAGTGAAGTCCATTCACATTAGAAATACCCACGCCACTTCCGCAGTGGACGTGTTAGTTCAACTCGATGCCAACGGTACGTTCTACGAATTACATAAGGCAACCCTGTTGGCCGGCGAATCTCTGTGCTACCTGGATACCATTGGATTCTTCAAGTTGGTGGATACCACGCGACTTGAACGCTCCTTTGTCACTGAGAGTTCTCAAGCCATCACATCCGTAACTCCAACATTTGTGGACATCACAGACCTGACGTGTCCGATGAAGTCTGGCGTTGTGTACGGCGTTCTGGCCTGCATTCAGCACATAAGTAGCGGAACGACTATAGGCTGTCAACTTGGCTTCAACATTGGAGCGGCCCCAACAGCCTCTAGGTTTGGAACTATTGATACAGTGACGGCCAGCACCACAGCTTCAGTGCATTCCGCAGGCTCGATCACAGCAAGAGATACCGCGATTACCGCGCAGACCACTGGGTCAGCCGCCGTCTCTCTGGCCATCATTGCTGGATTCATCCAGCCATCTGCCGATGGTACATTTGCTATGCGAGGGTGCGTAGACCAAGCAGGTACTTTGACAATACAAGCCGGTTCATGGTTGAGGGTCTTTAGGCCTACAGGCTAATGGAGGCCTATCGTGTTACTTAAGCTCAATACAGACAAGCTCGACTTAGTAACCTCGGCATCTGGAGACATTGACATAGTAGTGACCTACATCGACCGTGATGACGCTACAGGAGTTGTTGGTGTGGCACAGCGCCAGTTCATCACAGTCCTAACAGCCACTACAGCCGATATTGTAGATCCAC